CTTATATTCCCCCGGACGGGTACCTAACGCTCGGTACCAGCGGGTTGTTGCAGCCGAATGAGGCAGAGTTCCAGTCTTTTGTCGGCGCCCCAGTCCTTGATTCTTAGGACCAAAAGAGATTACGTTTACTCGGAGGGATGTTTCAGCTCAACGGGCAGCTTTCCACACTTTCTTGAGCACCCGGGACACTGACTCCTGTGTCCAAAGGAGATTACGTTTACTCGGAGGGATTGTTTCAGCTCGAACGGGCAGGTTTCCACACTTTCACGAGCGCCCGGGAAAAGGAAAAGGGCTTCCTAGATCGTGTCTAGGAAGTGGCGGAGCTCGTCTAGCTGCGACGGTGATGCTGTTCGCAGTAGCTCCAATACTGATGAATGTCTCTTATCGTTGATAATGGCGAAGTCTTCTTTAGACTCGTCGAGGGTGACCTGGCCACTGACGATTGGAAAGTCGTCAGGGCCTGGTACCTGTAATACTAATACGTCGACGGATGATGCAGTCGAGAAAAATGCGGGAGCGGTAATGCTGATGTATGCATTGGGCCCCGTGACGTCTATTAGATATAGTCCGGTTGATATTGTTGATTGTTCAATTTGTTCAGTGTACTGTGGTGAGATAGCGTTAAAATGCCATCCTTCGTTGGCAAAAGCGCAGTATGCCGGGCTTACTGCAAAGCCGCCTCCTAAGCCACCACCACGAAAGGTGATTATCACCAGGAATCTCCCTCCTACGAGGTTGGGATCAAAGTGTATCGAGTTGTAACCAGAAGAACCATCTGCGGGTGCACGAACCGTGAGATTCATGTTTCCCCCAACTCCCAATTGGATGGGACTGAGGGGGTCAAAAGCATCCCACGAGCCGTTTGAAATACGACCGTATCGTGACCCACTGAAAGTTCCGTTGTCAATTCTTGGTTTCTCAAATTCGATATCGTATGATACCCATAATTCTCCTATGGTGGCAGCCGCTTGCATCCCAGTGGTGGCCAAAGTGAACTTGCCCCAATCGTAGAGTCGTTCATCTTCTGTGGAGCTCAATGCTCCAGTTCGGACGAAATGGACTCGGAATGGGGTTTCACCCACGGCGCACTCGATAGGATGCATGGCGCATTCATTGGGACGGACGGATGTGGCATATTCATGGTTCTCCATTTCTAACTTGGTTCTGAAAGGCGAGTCATAGCAATTGTACTGTGTGGCCATCACGACAGTACCTAAAGCAGTATTCGTAGAATTGAGAGCGCTAGCTGAAGTGGAATTGAATGTGAAAACCATTCCATGTACTGTGTACTGAGTGTAGAGAGCAGCCATGCGGCTTAGCCACGGGAAGGTTTGGACAATTCCTGGATTGATGTCAAAGGTGCGTGTGGTGAAACTGGTGGATCCAACGATGTCTCCTAAATATTCTCTGTGGGCGACACGAATTGAATGATTCGACGGACGGAAATCCGGAACTTTCCCCTTAAGTATCGAGTTCTTCTTGACGACATAGTCGCCAGAACCCAATATTTTTGAGAGGAAAGAACCAGCAGCCGCTCCAACTGGTGCGAACTCGGGGCCAAAAGAACCCCCGACAGCTCGCCCGGCTGCAGTGAGAGCTTTGCGTGCTGCGGTCCTGCGTTTTCTGGCTTTCCTGCGACGATCCTTCTTTTGCTTCAGTTTCCCTTTATTGCACGGTGGCTGATCCAACGATTCTACGTACCTATTGTACGATTCGTGGAGCCACGCTCCGTAATCCAGGGACAGGTAAGACATGGTGCTGAAGAAAGCGTGATGGAAGCGGTGGCCGTAATCCTTGTCGTATCTAGCCATCAACATCCTATCCTCTTCTGCTCCGAATCTATATCCTGATTGCCAAGCCTGGAAAATGTTGGTCACTCCGTCCAATTTGGTGATCTCTTCGGCGCGCTCGGGCGTCTCTTGCACGGTGTAGTGGGCGTATTTGTTCTCTTCGTATTCGAGGTCGAGATCGACTTGAGCCATTCTCTTGACTAACGGGTGGGTCCAAAACAATGGGAAGTCGGACAACAACAGTGCCTTAATCTGGGATTCTACAAAGTAGATCTCAGACAAGTTAGTGTTGTACTTTCGACAAAACCATTGATACGTGTCCACACCTGGTGTCAATACGATGCCTCCTTGCGGTCGGTACGGATTCCATTGTTTTCTCCAAACTTTGGGTTTAAGTCCAGCTTTCTCACTCAGAGTGCAGATGGTGCGGAAGAGGATTCCGACAATGGGTAGGTGGCCGCTGGTACACAGCAGGCTCTTAGCTATCCCATAGAGGTATCCCTCCCCTACACCACCCAAATTCACTCCGAATTTGGAAAGCAACTTCCCAGGTTTGTTAGCATATCTACGATGTCCGTCCACTGGAGGAAACCAGCCACTGCAAAATTC